CCGTTAAGGGTTAAATCTTACTGGAATGATACGTTTGCAAGTGTGATTGCATCAACGTAGTCTGCTGCGTTACCAAGTGATGAAGCAGTATTTGTTAGTTCCTTATAACCATAACGTGTCATAAAGCTAACTACTGGTTCAAAAGTTGCTGGATCCATTACTGGGCCTGTGCTCATTAATGGAATGTATGGGCAGTAGAATGCTGGAGCATCAGTTTCGCTTGAACCCTTGTAACCAACAAGTACCTTAGTACCGTCAGCTGCATAGTTGTCTACGAACACACGGATTGTACCGTTCAATGTACCTACAAACTTGGTGTTTGTTGGTGCTTCGAATGTACCTTCTGTTGTACGAGCAAAAGTTGATGTTGTTGCGCTTTGTAGAATTGTTAGTGCTTCTGGGCTTACTACGATGTAGTTACCTGCACCACGACGTGTGCGAGCAGCAATTCTGTTTGCAGCGCGATTGATTTCGATAGCTAGAACAGCATGACGGTCACCAATGTATGTTGGTGTACCTGTTAGGGAACCACCAAAATCCAATGTTGTACCAGCACCAGCTAGTGAACGTAGTGAACCGATAATTTCTTGGTCGATTTCAACTACGATTTCCTGTGCTAGAGCCTGCATGATTTCAGCTTCTACGTCAACGCCGTGCATTGCTTCTGCGTCTTGAGCAGCTTCAAATGTCCAACGTGCGCTTAGGCGTCTTGTCTTAGCTTCTACAGTTTCCTTGAGGATCTGGATGCTCATCTTACGACCAGCTACACCTTCAGCTGCTGCTGTAGCTGTTGGGCTACCTGCATAAGTTGAAGCTAGTAGGAATGGGCTTAGAGCTTCATCACCTGCTGTTGCGCCACCACCTGTCTCTGCGTAACGAACGCGGAGAGTGTGGATCTGGCCTACTGGGCCAGTCATTGGCTGTACACCAACTAGTTCGTTAGCAATAACGCTTGGCATTACGCGACGAATTAGTGGTAGCATTACCTTGTTTAATGTTGCGACTGAACCTGCACCTGTTGCACCTGCTGTAGCGGCCTCTGACAAATAACGCTTTGTATTTTCGAGGACTACATCCAATGAGTTCTTTCTGTTGCCAGATAGACCTTCTAGTAGGGCTTCTTTGGTTGCAGACCAGTTGCTTTCAAATAAATTTGCCATCTCTTAACTCCTATTATTTTGAAAGTCCGGCTAATTTGCGGATTTGGTCTAATTCAACTACGTCCGCGCTGTCATCGGCTTCTGCCTTCACAGTTGCCTGCTTATTACCAGTGTGCTCGCGCACAACTGATTCTGACAAAGTCTTCTTCACTCTTGCTGTTTCGCCATCGAGAACGCTTGGAATATACTTGTTAAAAGTTTCTTCTAGCTTTTCTGTTTTGACTGACTCAAGTAAATCTGACATGATTTCTTTCTTCTCTTTGCCGAGAGGACGTAATAGTTCGTCTAGCTTTTGCTTACGAGCCATACGGTCTTCTGCGATACGAAGTTTGCTTTCTGTTAGCTTCACTGTATCTTCTTTAGATGCAATAACTGCTTGACTTTCTGCTAACTTCTTCTCTAGGTCGGCGATTGTCTTCTGTACTTTCTTGATTTCTTTTGCTTCGTTTAAGTGGCTTGTACCAAATTCACTTGCAAATGCTTCAAAAATTCTACGTCCGAAGTCGTTCTCACGAGCCGCAGTGATGTCATTGCGGAATGACTTAACTTCTTCACTGATAACACGATTGATTGTTGATTCAATCTTGCCAGCAGCTTTGCTGATAAAGTCTTTCTTTGCTTCAGCAAGCTGACGCTTGCCTTCACGTACCATTTTGACCTTTTGCTCTACTAGTGCTTTCTTGTCTTCGTGGAATTCTTTTAGTTCTTCTGCTAGCTGTTCTGCAACAAAGTTATCTAACTTTGATACATGTTCAGCTACACGAGTACGGTCTGCACGCAATTCCTTAACTTCCTTTGCAACCATTTCAGTTACAAATTTGTCAAGTAGTTTAGCATGTTCACTTACGGCTTTGCGATACTTAACTCTTTCTTCTGCGAGGGCCTTTTTATCCTCAGCTAGCTCAGCTACCTCAGCTTCTACCTTCTTATTAATGAAGCTTTCTACAGCTTCTACGATTAGACCTTTGTCATGCTCGTAACGCTGTGCGAACTCTTCACGAAGCTCTGCTGTTAATTCTTCTCTAGCTTCAGCAAGGCGTGACTCCCAGGCTTCTTGAACAGCCACACGGGCATCATTGCTGAGTCCGGCGCCTTCAAGTAGATCGTTAAATGTCACTGCCATAGTAGTCTCCTACTTTATAGTTTAAGTTCTCTAATGACTTTAGTGATTTCACTCATTAGATGTTTTTCTGCACTTTTATCGTAACTCACGGCGGCTGCTATTCTATGAACAGCGGCACCGCCGCGCATATTAAACAAACTCTCATAGATTGTTTTTGGATATGCGTCTGGCGCACTGGGCTGGGCCACAATGTCCACAGTAACTATATCAAAGTCGGATACGCGACCCGAATCATTAACATTTCCGCTACCGCGGCTACTAACGCCCAGTTTTGCTCCGGCTTTTAATAAAGCCCTTGCAATATTACCCATAGGTGTATCTATGATCTTAAGTTTACCAATACCGTCTGCGCCATCACAATACATATCTGTAATCATATGGCTCACACGATCGAGATTGATTTGAAGTTCTTCAGGATGATCTAACTCACCTAAAACTGTTTC